CGTGAGTCTGACGTACAGAAGATGTCTGCTATAGACTACGAAAAGAACCAAGACGCAATTATGGAAGCTATCCGTGCAGGAAAGTTTATCTATGATTTATCAGGTTCAGCACGTTAAAATAGTTGACATTAATAACCAACCGTATATAACTATATAAAATATGTGGCCGCATTAGCCTACCCACTATTTATATAATCATATACATTTTAGCAACTACAAATCTATCCGTAGACATACCTAAAGCGAATAGCCCGTTAATAATACGTTAGGCCAAATGTATTTGAAACGCACCTATTTTAATTAGCCTCTAAAGGAAGTTGTAAGTTAGCATCTGATTGCTGTCGAAAGGAGAATTACAATGGCATTCGCAGCAGCAGCAGGGCATGGCAATCTACCTAACGGTACTTTTAGTCCTGTTATTTATTCCAAACAGGTGCAGCTTGCTTTCCGCAAGGCATCTGTCGTAGAAGCGATCACCAACTCAGATTACTTTGGTGAAATCGCACAAATGGGTGACTCTGTTAAAATTATCAAGGAACCCGAAATCTCAGTAAAAGAGTACTCTCGCGGTACTCAAATCACTGCACAAGACCTCGACGATGAAGACTTCAGCCTCACGATTGACAAAGCTAACTACTTTGCATTCAAGGTTGACGACATCGAAGAAGCTCATTCGCATGTGAACTTCCAGTCACTTGCTTCTGATCGCGCGGCTTTCCGTCTTGCCGATCAGTTTGACCAAGATGTTCTTGGTTATCTTTGTGGCTTTACGCAGTCAGCTATTCATTCTAATGCAGATACAGTCAACACCACTGTAAACGGTTCTAAAGCTGTTACTACAGCTGGTTCTGACGAACTTCTTGCAAGCATGAAGCTTGACGCTACAGACTTTGGTCTAAACGACGGTGGTGCAGCAGTAGCCGGTGAAGCTATTCCTGTTAAGCCGCGTTTGCCCGGAGCAACTTCACTTCCTACTACTGACGTAACTCCTCTTCGCCTTATTGCGCGTATGAGCCGTCTGCTTGACCAACAGCAAGTTGACAAGCAAGGTCGTTGGCTTGTAATTGATCCAGTATTCATGGAAGTCCTAATGGACGAAGATTCAAAACTCTTCAACTCTGACTTCGGTGGTTCTGGCATTCAGAATGGTCTTGCTGTAAACAATCTGCACGGTTTCCGTGTACACGTTTCTAGCAACTTGCCAATTATCGGTTCTGGCCCTGCCGCGTCTTCTTCGACTCTTCAGTCGTCGAACTACGGCGTGATTGTCGCTGGACACGATTCTGCTGTTGCTACCGCAGAGCAGATCAACAAAACCGAAACATATCGTGATCCTGACAGCTTTGCTGACATTGTTCGTGGTATGCACCTATACGGTCGTAAGATCCTTCGTCCTGAAGGCATCGCTACGGCACGTTATGTAACTGCAACTGGCGTATAAGGGAGGATCTAAGATATGTCTATTTCTACTTCCCTGCTTGCAAAAGCAGTAATGGTTGAAAAGGAAGTTGAGCTTCCTACTTCAACTGGCACAGTTACGGGTCCAACTGTAGCGGCTGGAACACTTGTTCTTGCTGCTGGCGTTGAGTTAATCGACGCTATGGATTCGGCTGATTATGACGTAACCGTTACAGACGGAACAACCACGTTTATGGCAGCAACTGCTGTAGACAGTGGTTCCGCAGGTGACTTCGCATTCGGTACTCAAACACAGGGTATCGTCGCTGCTGAAGACACTATTGACGTAACGGGTACTGCTGGTGCATCTCCAGCAGCAACTGTAACCGCACGAGTGTGGGCTATCGTTGTTGACGTTAATAACGCGACGGGTGCCGCAGCAGAAGTGTCACGCGATCAAGCTTGATACTATTAATGGGGCGGGGACTGGGTTTAATACTCAGTCCCTTACCTTTATTTTTATAAGGTAGAGAATATGGCAATTACTACAGCAATGTGTAACAGCTTTAAGCAAGAGCTACTAGGCGGTACACACGATCTTGACACAGACGTACTTAAAATAGCTTTGATTAAATCTTCAATGGCTGGTACGTATGGGGCAAGTACCACAAACTATTCAGACGTAACTGGCAATAGTGACGAAGCTTCTGGCACAGGTTACACTGCTGGTGGTCAGGCACTTGATGGTGCTACAATTAGTTTGGACGGTTCTACTGCTATCGTAGATTTTACTGACGAAGTATTTTCAACAGTAACACTATCGGCAGACGGTTGTATCAT